TGTGGACAATACAGAGGATTTAGGCATCCCTGTTAAATCACAGACTTCTTGTGAAGTAAGTGGCCCATTTTGCAGAGCTTTAATGATCATGGCTTGAGTCATTTGAAAAGGTTCTCCAAATTGATTTTGCGGTTTAGATGTAGTTCTAGCGTTCTAGCAAGCAAGGCTGTCATAGAAGCATCTAAGTCCTCTGGTTCGGTTGTGTAAGCATCTGCCATTGTTTGAGAGTACCCAAGCAAGGCTTCAGCGCATCTTTGTTCAAGTATTTCAACGTGCATAAGAAGAAGGAAGTAGGTAGAAGGGCTATTTACTAATAGGACAAGTCTTTTCAGATTAGCATAGAAAAAAGTGCTGTCTATTAGGGTAAATCCTAGTATAAAAGGCTAAAAAGGTGTGGCACATTAGCGGTGTGGGCAGTAAATAACCCACATTTTTGATAAACAAATAGGAGTGAATATGAAAAATGAACCAGCATTTCCACAACCTGACCCAATTGCAAATGAATTTCATCAAAAGTTTGGAACTGATCGAGGGATGACTTTGCGTGATTACTTTGCCGCTAAAGCTATGTACTCATTGAGAATTGAGGACGCAATTCTTCACAATGAAGATTGTGATTTTTCAACCATTTATGAAATTGCTGAATCAGCTTATCAGCAAGCCGATGCCATGCTGAAAGCAAGGGGCAAGTGATGCCGATTCTTAATGGAAAAAAGGTCATAGACCTAGAGATAGATGGAGTAGACAGCAGAGATTATCCAGACTTCTCTGATGCCTACTTCTCAGGTGGATGCTATGAAGATGGAACACCATTGACAGAGGATGAGTTAAACAAGCTCACCGATCTAGCAGGTGATGTTCTCTGGGAAATGGCTTTCGATAGGCTCACATGAAATCACTATTTCAGACCTATTTGGAAGAGTTTTCTGACATTAAATACTGTCCTTATTGCCTGACAATTAAGGGAAACAGAATAGTTTGCTGCCAAGAAGCAGACTTTATCGAGTTCAAGGATTTAGACCTTGACCAACAAACACAAATCATTGATCAAGAGTTAAACGATAATTTTTAAAGGAGTGAATATGACTAGACAAATTAAAACCAAAGCACCAAACAACACAAAAGAGTTGCGCTCATTTCTCTTAGAGCAAATGCTTAGTGTGGCTAGTGGAAACCAAGAGGCGGGTCAAGCAAAAGCAATCTGTAACTATGCTCAACAGGTATACAACACAGTTAACTTGGAAATGAAGTTTGCCATGCTAAATGAAAAGATGGATGGTAAAGACGTTAAAGCCGTTGGTTTTGGTGGCTGATATGCAAAAGTTGATGTTCACTCCCGTGAATGTTTCTAATTACTTTTGGACACAAAGAACAGATACACCGTGCCTTGTTCCATCTAGTTTCTATGATGAGAAAACTCTAGAATCGCTGCCTTGGATTTCTAGTTTGCCATCCAATTTAAAAGATGACTTTGAAAATGGTCAAGACCCAGTATTCATGCGGGGTTCAAGGCACTCTAGGTATTCTGGTCATTATGAAAAAAGCAAGATGACTGGATTGTTTTTGAGTGAATTGTTTGCCAGATATGTCAGGCGAGACAAGAAAACAATGTGGCTTAAAAGGGAGTGGTTGAATTACAGAACCGAAATTGAAATGAAGTTAAGAAATCATGTTAATAAGCATGGACTTTACATTCATAGCAATACTTGGAGATCATCAATGTTTAAGCCCTACGAAGAGGGGCGAGATTGGCATTGTTTATCAATAATTGGCATTGACCAACCACTTGGAGAATGCCCAAGTATGTTGCTAAATGGCAAAGTAGTAAGGGTAAACATTGATGACGAAGAATCAGTAATTGATTACGATAAACGTGTCGATGCAATTAAGAAGCTAATTGCTGTCGATCAGAAAATTTCAACATTAGCAATCTAACAGGAGTGAATATGTCAATAGAAGCGTTACTTAAAAAAGATGTTAATTCTCATACAGAGAAGAAAAACAACCTGACCTATCTGTCATGGGCTTGGGCATGGGCGGAGGCTCTCAAAGCCGATCCTACTGCCTCCTACAAGGTAGAGATGTTTGGAGACAAGTGTTTTATGGACATCAATGGTACGGCAATGGTGTTTGTTACTGCCACCATGTTTGGCAAACCAATGACCTGTCAGCTTCCTGTAATGGACTACCGAAACAAAGCCATCCCTAATCCTGATGCTTTTGCTGTCAACACCGCCATCATGCGCTGTATGACCAAGGCTCTGAGTCTGCATGGTTTGGGACTCTACATTTATGCGGGTGAAGACCTTCCAGAAGAGGGTAAATCAGTGGTTATCACACCTACTCAGGGTGCAACAGACAACATTCCTCCAGAAGAATTGCAGTACTTACAAGAGATGGCAGTTGAACTGATTGCCACTTGTGAGCAAGGTGATCCCAAGGCAGCTTGGGTTAAGTTAGAGGGAGAGAACCTAGACGATCAACAAAAGATTGCCCTATGGACACTCCTTCCAAGTAAAGTAAGAAGTGCGTTAAAGAAAGCGAAGGAAATGTAATGGAAAAGAAAGATAACTCTGGCGTTTTGTTCAAAAACGATAAGAAAGAAACAGGAAACCACCCTGATTACAAAGGAAATATCACAGTAAATGGTCAGGACTACTGGCTATCTGCTTGGATTAAAGAAGGTAAATCAGGCAAATTCATGGGTCTAGCAGTATCACCCAAAGAAGAGTACCAACCCAAGCAAGCCCCTAAGAAGGCTAGTTTTGCAGATGAAGACCTGCCCTTTTGAGTAAGTTTACGAGGCGAAAGCGGATGCTGTGCCAGTTGCGATCAAAAGCCTCTGATTACGCACAGACGCAGCGAGTAGCCTCACCTAATAGGAGTCAATGATGAATGATATTTTTAACAACATGAAGCAGTCAATGGACAGATTCTTTGGTACACCAGCATTTAAGTTGGTACGCAAAGAAGACCCTGTAACGAGCCATGAGGCATCCCAAGCCATTGACACCACCAAGATAGAACAACTCGTCTATGAGGCCATTAAGAGCTTCCCAGAGGGGTGTATTTCAGATCAGGTGCTAGAGATGTATCCCCAATACCCATATTCCTCCATAACAGCTCGTTATCGTGCTTTGTTAGACAAGGGATTTATTGAGATTATTGGTACACGCAATGGTCGTTCAGGTAGAAAACAAAGAATTATGAAGGTGACAAAATGACACTTCCTCCACATTCAAAGATCAGTTATCCCTCTATTCCAACCAAGGATTTCAAGTGGGAATCGGGATCGGATGTCCAGGCACTGTGGAGAAAACATGGATGGACTCCACCTTCAGAACACATGACACCACCTCCTCCAGAAAAGAAAGAAGTTCCTTTAAGGAGAGTGAGATGAACTTGTTAAACCAAATAGGTTGCAAGCCAAAAGAGCCTGATGCCAAGTGTCTTAACTGTAAAAGAAGAGTATTCACTACATTGCAAGTTAGGACTAAGAACTCAACAGACAAGGCTTGTATCTATATCCCAATATCTTTACAGGAGAAGGTATGACTAAAGATGAAGCATTACGCCTTGCATTGGAGGCGTTGGAAACAAGTATGTATCCACAGCAAAAGCAACTGCAAGCCATCACCGCCATTAAAGCCGCACTAGAAGCGAATGAATTCAATCCTGACTGGGACACGCAAGCCGTATTGGTTGAAGAAATACAGCGCATGGCTAAACGCATTGAGGAACTAGAAGCAAAAGATGAGCCATACGCTTTAGAAGCATCTATGTTTTCCAATGATAGAGTAAAAGTTGACCCTGTAACTGGGAATGTAGGCATTGGCACACCACAGCAAGAAGCAGAGGATGAGCCTGTGCAAGTGTCTCCATTGGAGTTTGTTGCGATGGTGATGGAGAAAGAACACTTGATCGGCAAGCCAATAGTCTGGGCTGAGTGGCCTAACAAGGAGCAGAACACATGACTGAATGGACAAAAGAGGAAGATGAAGCCTTTAACATGGTTGAGCAAAACAGTAACCTTGGAAAGCAGATATTAAGAGCAAACAAATCTAGTGGTATGGATTGTTGCACTTATGACTGTACACAAGGAAGGAACTGTCCTGTACGCAACAAGACTCTAGATGAGGTAGCCAATGAGTTCAGCTTAATGAAGTCATTTGGGGATACAGCATCTAGCTTTGCTGCTTATGTAAGGAACATGAAAACTTAACCAAGTACAGAGAGAGCATGGGCAATGTGCTTTTCTCTGTCTGCCAAACCAATAAAGCCACCATTGATCTTTTTGGTCATGGTCTTGTAGTCTTTGGTATCAGCGTATTGGTTTAGCTTATGGGTGTCCCAGAACCATCCCGCAGTGAGTGCAGCATACATTGGGGTTGCCACAAG